TAGCAGATTTCATCTTTTACGCTTCAAACCAAAAGGGAGGGGCGGCCAAAAAAACCGATCATGACGGGAATTCCCCTAAGTCATGGCGGTTTTTCCGTAAATTGGGGGCATGAACGACCCACAATTTCAACGATTCACAGAGCGCGTAGCCGAGTACAGCACACGCGGCGACCTCACCAGCGGCGTGAAATCGCTGATCCAAACGCTTTCATGCGTGGAAATCGAGGAGGAGATGTTGCAAGAATTCTGCAATAACGAAGGCACTTGCTACCAAGTAATTGGCAAAAGCGGCGACACTTACAGCCGCGCCAGGCCCGAATGGCAGCAACTCAAGGAAGCCCGGATGCGAAAGCAAGCTATGATTGCCACGCTTGAAAGGTTGGTAGGAACAACGGCACAAACAGAAGAAAGCGTTGACGAATATTTTGGATGAATTCCATTTCGATGAGGTTGCAGCGAATCGCGCGGTGGACTTTATCGAAAAGTTCTGCACCCACGTAAAGGGCGAACTAGGCGGTAAGGCGTTCCTGCTCGAAGATTGGCAAAAAAACGACATTATACGGCCGTTATTCGGTTGGAAAAAAGCCGACGGCCGCCGCAAATACAGAACTTGCTACGTAGAAATACCAAGGAAAAATGGCAAGTCGAACCTATCTGCTGCGATTGCTTTATATATGCTTTTCGCGGATGGTGAACCGGGTGCGGAGGTTATTTCGGCAGCAGGCGACCGCAACCAAGCCAACATCGTTTTCAGCATCGCGCAAGAGATGGTATACAACAACAAGCACCTTGCAAACCGAGGTAAGGTATTGCGTAATTCCATCGAGTACAAAAGCAGTTTCTACAAGTCCATCAGCGCAGAAGCCAGCACCAAACACGGATTCAACTGCCACGCAGTAATCTTCGATGAGCTTCATACGCAAAGCCATCGCGATTTGTATGACGTTCTGGTGACTAGTACAGGTTCACGGACGCAGCCGATAATTATAGCGCTAACAACCGCAGGCCATGACCGGAATTCCATATGCTGGGAAGTTCACGAATATGCCGAGAAAGTCAAAAATGGAATTGTAAAAGATGACACTTTTTTGCCTGTTTTGTACGCAGCGGACGAAGAAGACGACTGGACGAAAGAAGAAACTTGGAAGAAAGCGAATCCCGGCTACGGCACGATATGCACAAAGGCATATTTCGAGCAGGAAAGCAGGAAAGCGCAAACCATTCCAAGCTATCTGAACACGTTTTTGCGGCTGAATTTGAATATATGGACTAGCGCAGAACATGCTTGGATTCCTGACGATATTTTCATGCTTGGTTCAGATCCAATCCCATGGGAAAGGTTGCCCGATTTACCGGCATTTGGGGGCTTGGATTTGGCAAGTACGCAGGATTTAACCGCCTTTTCGTTGCTATTTCGGGACGATGAGCACGATTGCTTTTATCTAATTCTGCACCAATTTGTCAACGAGGAGAAAGCCAACAGCAAGAAATTAAGCGCCGGAATTGACTACACGCGCTTCGCAAAAGATGGACATTTAACCATTACACCGGGCAACGTGACTGATTTCCGCATTGTCAAAAACCATATCGTTGACCAATGCGCCAAATACGACGTTCGAAGTATCGGATATGATCCGCGCTTTAGCACCTATATCGTGAGCGAATTGGTACAAGATGACATTGAAATGCACCCGATGGCGCAGAATATCACCACTATGAACGGGCCAACGAAGGAGTTTGAAATGCAAATGATGAAAGGCAACATCGTCCACGGCGCAAATGAGGTGCTACGGTGGCAAATGGGGTGCGCTGTGATCTACACCGACGTAAACGAAAACAAGCGAGTCACCAAAGAGCGCAACGAAGCCAAGAAAGTGGACGGCGTAATTGCTTCCATTATTGCCATGAACGAATATGCGCACCATAAAACCAATGGCGCGAGTGAACCTTTTTTCGATATAATTTCCCTTTCGTAATTTGCACACCATATGGCAACACTTCGCGACAGATTAAGCGCTTTATTTCGCTACCGGGTAGGAAAATACGACAGCCAAAGCTTACCCAATGATTTGGGTATCTACGGCACGACCTCCAGCGGCGCGAACATCAACGAAAATACGGCGATGACCATTGCCACGGTTTACGCTTGCACCTATCGCATAGCGTCTTCCATTGCTTCGCTTGGGCTTGACGTTTTCGAACGTGAAGGCCGAGAAGTAAACCCGGCATACGCGCATCCGGCTTTTGACCTCATCAAATACAAGCCTAACGACTACCAAACGGCTTTTGAATTTTGGGAAACCATTATTTCAAACGCGGTTTTGAATGGCGTAGGTTACGCACTAATTGAGCGCGACGGCCGAGGCTATGCCACGCAGTTAATTGGTCTTGACGTTTGGGACGTAGACCGCAAGCCGGTGAACGGAACGTTCGTGTATAGCGTTCGCGGCGTGGGTATTGTTCAGCCTGAAAATATGTTGGAGATTTCCAATCTTCAAAGGAAGTCGCCGATCCGATTGCACCGGGAGAACTTGGGACTAGCGAAAGCCGCCGAGAACTTTGGCGCGGAATACTTTGGCAGCGGCGGACAGATGACCGGTATTTTATCGAGCGACCAGCCTTTGAAAAAGGAACAGATGGACGTGATTCAAGGCAGTTGGAACAAAGCCGCACAGCAGGCCGGCACGAAGTTGCTTCCATTTGGTTTCAAGTATTCGCGGATCAGCATCAGCCCCGATGAAGCGCAGTTTATCCAAACGCGTAAATTCCAAGCAGAAGAAATTTGCCGCATTTTCAGCGTACCGCCTACATTGGTGCAGCTGGATAGCCAAACAACTTATAACAACGTTGAGCAGCAGAATTTGCAATTTGCCCGGCATACGGTCAGCCCGTGGACAAAGCGAATTGAACAAGAGATTGACCGCAAGTTGATCCAGGACCGCGAACGGCCACAGCTTTACGCAAAGTTCAATTTGAACGATTTATACCGGGGCGATATGCAAAGCCGTGCGGACTTTTATACGAAGATGCTCCAAAATGGCGTGCTAAACATCAACGAGGTGCGCAGCCGTGAAGAATTAAACCCCACTACCGGGGGGGACGTTCACACCGTACAAATAAACCAAATCGCTTTATCAAGCTTACAGGCATACAGCGATAAGGTTGCAGAACCAACTAACAATGGACAATAAAGAAAACGAACGCGTAGAAGAACTGCGCAAGCAATACGGCGACAACGTCGAACTGCGAACGAGCGAAGTACGCGCAGCAGGTGATGACTCACTCGTGATTGAAGGCTACGCAGCCAACTTCGACACAGAAACGGATTTAGGATACTTTCGAGAAACGATTGCACGCGGTGCATTCGACGACGTATTGGAAGACGACGTGCGGTTGCTGCTCAATCACGATGGAGCACCAATGGCACGAACAACCAACGGGACGCTTGAATTGAGCGTTGACGAAAACGGACTAAAGTACAGGGCCGCACTTGCAGACACGCAGGACGGCCGCGACCTTTATAAGTTGATTAAGCGCGGCGACATTTCACAAAGTTCGTTTGCGTTTACGATTTCAGATGAAAAATGGAGCGAAGACCGCAGCACGCGCACCGTCCAAAAGATGGGCCGGCTGTTAGATGTTTCACCAGTTACGTACCCAGCCTACGCGACCACGACGGTATCAGCGCGAAATATGGCGACGGCGAAAGCGGAAGCGGAGGAATTGAAACCCGAACAGGTGCCCGAAGTACGGGAAGAGCCTGAAAATATAAAAACCAAGGTGCTTAAATTAGCGCCTAATAACTTTAGTAAGATGACATTAAATGATTTGAAAGGCACACGATCCGCACATTATGAGGAATTCGTAGCCGTTGGCCAAAAGGCCGATTCAGAAGGCCGCACATTAACTGAAGCAGAGCAGGAGCGCTGCGATAAGTTGGATGGCTTAATTATTGACCTTGACAGCAAGATCAAGCACAAAGAGCGTGAGCAGCAGATGGTTGCCCGGATGGCCCAAAGCGGATCAGCTGGCACATCTGAAAAGCGCGAAGTTGAGCGCGTCAATGGTTCTTTCTCTTTGTCCCGTGCAGTTGAAGCCGTTTCTAACGGTCGACAATTGGAAGGCGCTGAAGCAGAGTGGGCAAACGAAGCGATGCGCGAAATGCGTTCGCAAGGCTTGCAATCTGCCGGTCAAATTGCAATCCCTTCTATCGCTTTACGAACTGCGGACGATTTCCAAGCAACAAGCGGACAGGCTGGCGCTGGATTCGTTCCTACTGTTGTTCCTGCTGCGATTGAGGCGCTACGCGCACCGACCGTAATCGAAGGGCTTGGCACAACTGTAATTCGTAACGCTACCGGAAACTTGCAGTTCCCACGAGTAAGCGTAAAGGCTGCTGGAACAGGTGAAACAGAGGTTTCACAGGACGCATCGTCAGGCTTAAACATGGATCAGGTCAGCTTGAATCCGCAACGAGTTGCAGCGCAGACAACGTATTCTAAGCAATTAATTTTACAAGGCGGAAGCGAAGTCGATTTTTTGATCGCTAACGAGTTGGCAGCAGCTATGAATGCGTATATCGATGACTACGCTTTCGACCTAATTTCTGCGTCTACTGCCGTTAACCAGTCAAGCGTTGCAGATGCTGCTTTGACCGCTATAATTGTAAACAAGATGGAAACGGATGCTTTGGCACAGGGTGCGAATCTTGCAGGCGCTTCCTACGTTATGAGTCCTGGCGCATACGGCCTTTCGAAGGCATTGGCCCAGGTTAGTTCGGTCAATGCTTTATGGGAGAACGGACGATTCAATATGTACAACGCGGTTGCAACTCCTTATTTGGTGGATGGCTTCCTTGTGGATGGCACAACGCCTGCCGCTGGTTCTATGGTATTCGGAAACTTTGCACAGGGCGCAATTCTTGCGTACTTCGGAGGCATTGATTTGTTGGTTGATCCGTACAGCGCCGCAGGTACTGCACAGATTAAGTTGCACGTCAATCGATTCTTTGACTTCGATTTGCGTCAGCCGGGTGCTTTGTCTTTGGCCAACCACATTACTGGCTGATTTATTTGGTGATGGTGAGAAAGGGGAGGGCTTCGGCTTTCCCCTTTTTTTTTGTCCGTATTTTAGCCACATGATGACCATTGAAATAACGGGAGCGCCTGATTTTGACGGCGTTATTACCGTCGCCCAATTAAAAGAACACCTTCGCGTGGACTCCAACGATGAAGACACATTGATTGAAGCGTACCGGGATGCAGCAATTGCATGGGTTGAAGACTATTGCAACACGCGCCTGGGCGACGTTACAGCCGTGGGTTATATGGATTATTTTTACAACGCTCGTTTCCCGGTCGGCCCGGTTGACTCCATCACCAGTGTAACGTATTTGGATACGGCGAACGCTTCGCAAACGTTAGCGACCACGAAGTATTGGTACGACATTAAAACGAAGGCGACGCGGATCACATTCGACAGCGTGCCGGATCTTTATGACGACACATTTAACGCGGTGCAAATCAATATGGTTTTGGGTTATCCGGAGGCAGAAATTCCTAATCCAATCATAACGGCGATTCGTTTAATGGTTGGACACCTTTACGAAAACCGCCAAGAGGTTACAAGCGGCGGCGGCGTGCCGCGTGAAATTCCAATGGGTATGCACGCGATTCTTTCGCCATACCGAGTAATCACCAGCGTATGAGATTCGGCCAAATGGATAGGCGCATCGTAATCGAGCGCGCAGCGTTAACCACGAACACATACGGCGAACGTGCAGAAACTTGGGGCACATACACAACGGTATGGGCTGAGGTTTCTTACAAGTACGGCAGCGGCTCGGAGTCTATCCAAAGCGATCAGATTCTAACGAAGCAGCCGGTAAGCTTTATCATTCGATACAGCGCGACAACAAGCGGCATAACTCCGACGGACCGCGTAAGCTATGGCGGCGACCTTTACCAAATCGAGGCCATACAAGAAATTGGAAGGGCCGCCGGTTTGCGAATTGTAACCACTTTACGCGGCGAATAATGGCATTACAAACCGCAAACGTTGACGGGCTGGAAATGGTTTTGAAGCGTATTGACCACGCCATTTTGTTCAGTAAAAAGGACATGGCCGAGATGCGCAAGATCAACCGCCAAGTGGTTCAAATTTACGTGCGGTATTTACGGCGACCGGGTAGGATTAAGGACGCGAAAGAGGTGATCAAAGTAAAGGGCCGCGACCCAATTAAACCCGGAACGCTTCGCAATTCCGTCGGCTCCTGGACACCGAATAAAAGCCGTGCGACGGTATTAGGTGGGCCGCGTGCATACAACAACGTTCGCAAGGGCCATGATGCTTGGTTCGCGCATATAGTGGAGGCCGGTGATTATGGCGACGCTTTCGGAGGTAAGAACCGCAGCGGCCACAACTACCAAGTCTTTGAGAAAGCCAAGAAAAAGAACCAAGAGAAGATGCGGAAAAAATTGTACTCAGGTCTGAGAAAAGAATTCGAACGATATATGCGATGACAGTAGGAAAAGCGATCTTCTATCTGCTGGACAACAGCACCGATTTAACGGCAATTGTAGGCACGCGGATATATCCAGAAGTCGCCCAACAAGACGCGCCGTTGCCGTATGTGGTTTACAATATCAGCAACAACGAACCGAGCGATACCAAGCGCGAGCCGTCGAAATTGGACACGGCCAACATCGAGGTCAACTGCTATTCAACCAGCTACACCGAGGTAATTGACATGGCCGTGGCGGTACGTGCTGCATTGGATCGGGTTACCGGCACATATAACGGCGTGAATGTTCAGAGCATCGCCTACATGAACGAGGTGATTGACTTCGACGAAGGTCAGCGCGCTTACAACGTGAGTTCAGATTACGACGTACGAATTAGCCGCACAGATTTCGAGATTGCACAAGGCACACCGGTAACAGGCGTGAACCTGGGCGACCTTGCAGACGTAAATACAACGGGCGTAACCGACGGCCAGGTAATTGCCTACGACGCGGCCACCTCGGTTTGGCTTCCTGCTACGGACGGAGGCGCGCAACAACTGAACGACCTTTCGGACGTAATTATTGCGCAACCTGAATCCGGTGAATTCTTCCGGTACAACGGAGGTGAATGGACAAACGACACAGCCGCCAAGGGTGATGTGGGACTCGGTAACGTAGACAACACGAGCGACGCGAACAAACCCATTAGCACGGCCACGCAGACAGCTTTGGATGCAAAGCCGGATAACTTACGCCAACTCAATGATGTTACTATAGCAGGCCCTACAACGGACCAAGTTTTGCAATATGATGGGGCTGAATGGGTGAACGCTACATTCAACACAGCGCAGACCCTTGAGGACTTGACCGACGTTGATATTGCCGACGCTCCTGCAAATGGTTCTTTGCTTGAGTACAACCTGAATCTAGGGCTTTGGCAAGACAGCG